AACTGTTGTTGCTAATACATCGGTCACTTATGAACCTATTTCAGCTAGTTTTTCATCTGTTACTATCCACTACAACGTAGATGGTGTAAGGCATATTGTTACTGGTTGTAGAGGGACATTTGCTATTAACGCTGCTGTTGGCGAAATTCCTTCAATAGATTTTACTTTTACTGGAATCTATAACGCTCCGACTGATACTGCTTTACCTTCAGTTACTTATGGAAACCAAGCAACTCCATTAATCTTTAAAAATGGAAATACAACCAGTTTCCAGTTATTGTCTTATGCTGGTGCGTTAATGAATTTAACAATGGATGTTGGTAATTCTCTTGTTTATAGAGAACTTGTTGGTGGTACTAAAGAGGTGTTGTTAACTGATAGAGCAGCTAATGGTTCTGTAACTATTGAAGCTCCAACAATGGCACAAAAGGATTATTTTGCTGCTGCTTTAGTTGACACAACATTAGGTAACTTGACTGTCACTCATGGTACTGCTGCTGGTAATATTGTTAGAGTTACAAGTACAAAAGTAGATATTGGAGATGTGGCTTACGGAGAAGCTGATGGAGTAACTATGTTAGAGATTCCATACACACTTGTACCAAGTTCGGCAAATGACGAACTCGGAATTGTCTTTACTTAGTAAGTATTGACTACTGAGGTAGAGTAGAAGAGTATATAGCTTAATTTATGGCATTTGTTAGAAAGAAGACCAAGGTTTATTCTTGGCCTGTTGAGGTTAAAACACCTTCTGAGACTAAGATTGGTGAGTTTGAAACAAGTGAATTTATTGGTAAATTTAGACGATTATCAAGAACTGAGTTAAACAATTTCAACGAGGAAAGCGAGTTTAAAGCTTTAGAAAAAGTATTAGTTGGCTGGGAGGATCTTAACGAGGAAGATGGAACTCCTATACAATTTTCAAAAACAGAATTAAAAAGTTTTGCAGAAGATACAGATTTTGTTGCTGGTGTATTAGATGCTTTTAAATCTTTCTATGCAAATGCACAATCGGGAAACTAACTGATGCTGCCTTATATTGGGCTTCGGGTGGCAAAAAAGTTATAGATGAAACACAAAAAGACGCTGCTGCGTTTGGTGTAAAAATCGAGGAGCAACCAAAAGAAGAAGATGAATTTGAAGTATTTGATGAGAATTGGGAGATTGTTAATATGTTCCTTCGTTGTCAAACACAATGGAACACATCTTTTGGAGGTGTAGTAGGATTAAAATATGAGGTATTATTACTTGATGGAGGTCTATTTGACCTCTATCATGTAGATAACCGACAAGAAATGCTCGCAGGTTTACAACTAATGGAAGCTGTTGCTGTTAAAAAACTCAATAGTAAGGAGCAATAATAAATGGCGACTGAAGTTAATACAGTAAAAATTAGTATAAAGACTTTTGGTAATGATGAGTTAAAAAAGTTAAATTCTACTTTTGGCAAAATAAATAAAACTCTTGTTTTAAACAAGAAAAGTTTAAATGATACAGTTGCCAGTATTTTACGAGTAGATAAAAGAGCTAAAAGTTTTAATGGTGGATTAGCTAGAAGTAATAAAACTATAAAAGAACAAATAGCAGCTTTTAAAGTTTTAAGAGATCAGGTTGATAAAGGTGGTGCATCATATAGTCGTTTTACAGCAGAAATAAATAAATTAAATACGAGTTTAAGCATACAGCCGGGGACAATGTATGCCCAACCAATCGGGCCTCAAATGGACACTAGAGGCAGATTTGCAAAAATGCGAGATAGTTTTGTTAATGCTGGGAAAAATATGGGTGTTGGTCAAAGAGCAGCACTTGGAGCATTAGCTGGATCTGGGGCTGCTGGTAATTTAGGTGCGGTTGGTTCTTTTGGTTTGTCAGGAGCAGCAGTTGGAGGAGTAAAAGGTGCGGTTACTGGAGTTGCTATTGGTGCTGCTGTTGAAACTGTTAAGGCTGCTTCTGCTGCTGCAAAATATTCAGCACAAATACAAAAACTAGAAATAGCATTAAAAGGTGTTACTAAAACTCAAACCGAGTTTAAAAAAGCACAGGAAGTTATATCTAGTACTTCCAAAAGATTAAACGTACCTTTAGGAGCAGCTACAAAACAATTCACTACATTGTCTGCTTCTGTTATTGGTGCTGGAGGTAATGTTGATGATGCCGAGAAAGTATTTAAAGGTGTATCAGAAGCTATTAAAGCTACTGGTGGAGATGCTGAAGACGTACAATCTGCTATTCGAGCCATGTCGCAGATTTTTGGTAAAGGTAAGGTGTCAGCCGAGGAATTACAAGGCCAGCTTGGAGAAAGATTGCCCGGTGCGGTTGTTAAATTTGCAAAAGCAACAGGCAGGTCACTACCAGAATTACAAAAAGATTTAAGAGATGGAACTGTAGGTTTGAATGATGTTATGAAGTTTGTTGTCAAACTTAGCGAAGATCATGCTTCTGCTGCTGAAGAAATGGCAAATTCATCAGTTGATGCTGGTGAAAGAATGACTGTTTCTTTGCAAGCATTACAAAAAGAATTTGGAGATTTGTTTGTACCTGTTGGAGCAATGATTCAACGGTTTATATCAAGTATGGCTGATGCCTTAACAGCAGTTCTTAAGTTCTTTAAAGGAACTCGCAAGGAAAGTAAAGAAGCAATGGCAGAAGCATATGCTTTTGAACAAGCTGGTGGTCGAGATGCAATGACAAAAATGGGCAAAAGAGTATTTGCAAAAACAGGTGTGTTTGATGTAAGTATGTTGCAAGCTGACAAAAGAAATATGTTTGAATTTAATAAAGCTAATAGGTTAGATCATCTTAATGAAGATGAGGAAGGTGCGACAAGTAAGTTTGAAGATCCTACAAGTCCTATAGAAAAGCAACTAGCACTTGCAAAAATTAAAGAAGAGCTTGGTCTAATAGGTGAAAAAGAAATAGAAAATTTAGAAATAGAAAAGAGAGCAGCCGAAATATATAAAGAAATAGAAGGACAAACTTTTGCTGTAGGTCTAAATGTTGAAGATATAGCTGAAAAATTAAGAAATGCAAAACCAGCTACAGAAGGTTTTAAAGAAGGTTTCAAAAAACTTGTTGAAGAAGCAACAAACTTAGAAAAAAAAGTAGGAGATCTTGCATTAGATGTCACAAATAAACTTGGAGATGCGTTTGCTGATTTCTTTGTAGAGGGCAAAATGGGTTTTGCTGATTTAGCTAGAAGTGCAGTAAAAGAATTACAAAAAATTATTGTAAAAGCAGCATTTATGAAATACATTGCAAATCCAGTATTAGGTTTCTTAGGTCTAGCTGATGGTGGTGTTGTTGATGGAGGGGAAGTTGTACCAAGTGCTAAAGGTAATGTATTTGCTAAAAACAAAATTGTTCCTTATGCAATGGGTGGAATAATAAACCGTCCAACACTTATGCCTCTTGCCAATGGAGCAGCGTTAGCTGGGGAAGCAGGGCCAGAAGGAATCCTCCCATTGAAGCGTGGTGCTAACGGAAAACTTGGTGTTATATCTCAAGGTGGAGGAGTTGGTAATATAGTTGTAAACGTAGATGCTTCTGGTTCTTCTGTTGAGGGAGATGATCAGGGTGGTAGAGAACTTGGTCGTTTAATATCAGTTGCGATACAATCTGAATTAATAGAACAAAAAAGGCCGGGAGGTTTATTAGCATAATGGCAACCTTTCCATCTATAGAACCTAGTTATCCAGTTAAGAAATCATCAAGCCCTAAAATAAGGACTGTTAAATTTGGAGATGGTTATGAACATAGAATATTATTTGGTTTAAATCAAAATCCAAAACAATTTTCTCTTACTTGGAAAGACTTATCTGAAACTGACTCCGATACTATTGAAACTTTTCTTGATGCTAGAGCAGATGATAATGCAAGCTTTACATATACTCCACCAAACGAGGCTAGTTCTATGCAGTTTAAATGTTCTACATGGTCAAAAAATATGAATTATTCTAATCTGGCAACTATAAATGCCACATTTGTGCAGGTATTTGAGCCAATATCATAATGTCAGTAAATTCAGCAGTTTTTAGTAATTTACAGTCAATAAATCCATCAGCGATTATTGAATTATTTACGCTTCAGCTATCTACAGAATTACATGGTGCGAATACAATATATCGTTTTCATGCTGGCAGTAATTTAAACGCTAATGGTCAGATAGTTTGGGATGGTAATGCTTACCTTAGGTATCCTATACAAGCTTCTGGGTTTGGTTATAGAAAAGGAAAAATTCCTAGACCTAAAATTACTATTAGTAATGCAAAAGGATTAATATCAGCTATTCTTGCAAGCGTAAATAACACAACAAATGGTAATGATTTAACAGGAGCAACACTTACAAGAATAAGAACATTAGCCAAGTTTATTGATGCTGTTAACTTTGCTAACGGACAAAATGCAACTGCTGATACTACAGCAGAGTTTCCTCAAGAAATATATCAAATAGATCGTAAAGCAACAGAAACTAGAGAAATTGTTGAATTTGAACTTGCTGCTCCTACTGATCTTGCTGGAATAAGAATCCCAAATCGACAAGCAACAAGATCTTTATTCCCTAGCATTGGTACGTTTAGGTGATGGGATGGAAAGATAACGCATTACTTCATGCGAAAGACCAAGATCCTAAAGAATGTTGTGGATTGCTATTGAATATAAAAGGTAAAGAACGATATTTTCCTTGTCGAAATCTTGCTATAACGGATCATCAATGTTTTATTATTGATCCAGAAGATTATGTAAAAGCTGATAATACTGGTGAAATTATTGGTATAGTTCATAGTCATCCAATTACTCCTCCATCACCTAGCCAAGCTGACAAGATTAGCTGCGAGGACAGTAATTTGCCTTGGTATATTGTTAACCCAAAAACAGAACAATGGGCTTATTTAGAACCATCAGGTTATAAAGCACCTATTTTAGGCAGGCAATGGGTTTGGGGGATTACTGATTGTTGGGCTTTAGTTCGAGATTGGTATAAAGAAAATAAACAAATAGAATTAAGAGATTGGGAAAGACCAGTTACTCCAGAAGAATTTATGAATAATCCTATGTTTGAGACTTGCGCTTGGAGGACAGGGTTTAGAAAACTAAGACCTGACGAGAAGTTAATTAATGGTGATTTATTATTTATGTCAATATTAGGGAATGGTTTAAATCATGTAGCAATTTTTTTAGACGGTGATGTTTTACATCATTTAACCGATAGACTATCTTGTAAAGAACCTTATTCTGAATGGTTATTAAAATGCACAGGAGGTAGGTATCGTTATGTTGCGTAAAATAAAACTGTATGGACAATTAGCAGAATTTATCGGACATAAAGAATTTGAAGTGCAAGTAGATACTGTAGGAAAAGCTGTCAGCTTTTTAATTCATAATTTTCCAGAAGTTGAAGCTTATATGAATCCAAGGTTTTATCAAGTTAAAATTGGAGATTATAGTATTAGTAAAGAAGAAATATCATATCCCATAGGGAGAGAAGATATACATTTTATACCTCATATAGCTGGTTCTGGAAGCGTAGGTCGAATAATAGGTGGGATTGCTTTAGTTGGTATAGGTATTGCAACAGGTGGTGCTGGTTTTGGTTTGTTTAGCAAAGTTGGATGGGCTGGAGCTACATTTGGAACTAAGGCTTTAGTCATTGGAGGTGCTGCTTTGGCTTTAGGTGGGGTTACTGATTTATTATTCCCTTTACCAGAACCTCCTGAGTTTAGTTCATCAGAAGATCCGCAAATATCATTTAATTTTAGTGGGATTCAAAATACTTCAAGAGCAGGTACTCCAGTTCCTATAGTTTATGGTGAAATATTTACAGGAAGTGTTGTAATAAGTGCAGCAGTAGACACTAATCAGGTAGAAGCATGACAAATAAAATTATTAAAGGTTCTGGAGGAGGTAAACCTAAAGCTGCAAGAAAGCCTCAAATAACTCCTGACACTCTACATAGTAGACAATTTGTTACTGTTCAAGATTTAGTTTCTGAAGGAGAAATAGAGGGTTTCGCAACTCCCTCTAAAGCTGGCTTGACAGACAGGACGACTACTGAATATTTAAATGCAAGTTTAAAAGATGTTTTTCTTGAAGATACTCCAATACTGAACGCAAGTGCTACAAATGCTAGTCCTGATGATTCAGACTTTAATTTTCAAGACGTAACTTTTAAGTCCAAGTTTGGAACGTCAAACCAAACTGCTATGACAGGTATCCCTGCGGAAAGCAGATCTCCTACAAGTGTTGGAGTTACTGTAACTACTTCTGCTTCTGTTACCAGACAGATTACAAACACTGATGTAGATGCTGTTATTGTTACTTTAACTTGGCCTCAAATACAAGTACAAAATACAGACAACGGTGATGTTTTAGGAGATACTGTTGAATATAAAATACAATTACAAACCGATTCTGGAGGCTATGTAGATAAAATTACAAGTTCAGTAAGCGGTAGAACTGCTGACGCATACCAGAGAGATCACCGAATAGAACTTACAAGTGGTTATACAACTGTAGACATAAGAGTTATTCGTATAACAGCAGACAGTACAGTATCAACAAGGGTAAATGCTTTTGAATTTACAAGCTTGCAAGAAGTTATAGATAACTCCTCAACATATGCCGATAGTGCTTATGTTGCTCTTAGATTAGATAGCAAACAGTTTAGTAATATTCCAGAAAGAGCATATCGGATAAGAGGTATAAAAGTGAGGATTCCGGGAGCAGGTGCTTCTGGTTCTGGCACTCCTACTGTTGACAATGCAACTGGTCGTATTGTTTACCCTGATGGTTATATTTTTAATGGAGTTATGGGTGCTGCTGTTTATACAAATTGCCCTGCAATGATTTTATTAGATCTTTTAACCAATAAAAGGTATGGTCTGGGGGTACACATTGCACCAGATCAATCTACTGATGCAAAATTATATTCAAACATAGATTTGTTTAGTTATGTCGCTGCTAGTAAATTTGCAAATGAAGAAGTTGATGATGGCACAGGATCAAATACAAAAGAAGCTAGATTTAGTTGTAACGTAAATATTCAAAGTCCCAAAGAAGCATTTGCAGCAATAAATGAGTTAGCTGGTGTAATGAGATGTATGCCAATATGGTCTGCTGGTTCTATTACTATTTCTCAAGACAAGCCAACAACAGCAAGTTATTTATTTAATTTGGCAAACGTAGGTGACTCTGGTTTTACTTATCAAGGTAGCAGTTTAAAGACTAGACACAGCGTTGTGTCTGTTAGTTATTTTAATATGGACTCAAGAGAAATAGATTATGAGGTTATAGAAGATAGTACAGCTATAAGTAAGCTTGGAATAATTATTAAACAAGTGAAAGCATTTGCCTGTACTTCTCGTAATCAAGCAGCAAGACTTGGAAGGGCAGTATTGTTTGCTGAACAAAATGAATCGGAGACTTGTTCTTTTTCAACTTCAATAGACTCAGGAATTGTTGTAAGACCGGGTTCTGTAATTGAAATAAATGATCCAGTAAGAGCAGGTGCAAGAAGAGGTGGTCGAGTTGTATCTGCAACAACCACCCAGATAACGATTGATGCTGCTGTACAAACGACTTTACCTTCACTGACTGACTCACCAACAATAAGTGTAATTTTGGGCGATGGAACTGTAGAAACAAAAAACATAGCTTCAATCTCTGGAGCAGCTATAGGTGTTGACTCTGCATTTTCATCAGCACCATTAGCAAACTCTCCGTATCTTATATCAAGTAC